CGCCCGGGGCACGGCATGCACAGGCCATCGCTCGGCTATCCGCTGGTGTCGCCGCAGCAAAAATTGAATGACGCGATGGATCTCGTGCACCAGTCGTTCATGCACCTAATTCCGCGCATTTGGACTTCGCCGAAGATCGATTTGGCTGGCGCCGAGAACACAACACGCGCTCCTGGCCAGTACATGAAAGCGCCGCCGCCGCCCGAAGGCAAAGCGATCGGCGACAACTTCTGGCCCGAGCCGCAGATTCAACTCGCCGAGGGCTTGCTCGTTTGGATCGAGAAGCTCTTCGGAGAATTCTCACAGTTCCTTTGCGGTGCATTCCCGGCGCTCTTCGGTGGCGACACCAAGGCCAACGACACCGCGAGCGGCATTGCCAGCCAGCGCGACCAAGCTCTCGGACGCATCGGCCTGACCTGGCGGTCGATCAAAGGCGGCTACGCGCGCATGATGCGGCAAGCGGTGATGGGCGTCGGGCAGTATCAGGTCGGGAAGTTCGCCGGCGAACTCGACACCGGAAACGGCAACAAGGAATATCTCGAAATCGACCCGGAAGATTTGAAGGGGAATGTGAAGTGCTTCCCGGACACCGACGAGAACTTCCCCGAATCGTGGATGATGCAGCGGGCGGTGTGGACCGCGCTGCGAGCCGAGGCGCAAAAGAATCCGATCATCGCCAAGATCGTTGGGCTCCCGAAGAACCAACTGACGATGAAGGACAAGACGGGCACGCCGGAACTCGTCATTCCCGAAGCCTCGTCCGAGCGCAAGCAACTGATCGAGATCAAAGAATTGCTGAACTCCGAGCCGATGCCCAATCCCATCGCGCAAGCCGTCGCGGTGCAGATGAAGCGCTTGCAGGCTACCGGAGCGCCGCCGCAGATCATGCAACTCGCGCAGCAAAAGGTCGCGGGCATCAAGCCGTTTGTTTCGAGCGTGCCCATCGGGAAGCTCGACAATCACGCTTTCGAGGTTGCCGCCATCCTCACCTTCGCAAGCGAACAGGAAGGCATGAAGATGAAGGCCAACCCGCCCAACCCGAAGGGCTGGCAGAATCTTGAATTGCACTACGATGAGCACATGGCCGCCATCGCACAGGCCGCGGCGAATGCCGCACAGAACAAGCCGCCGGGTGAGTCGATCAATTACAAAGACCTCGAATCGACCGACGCGAAGGTGCAGATGCTTGCGCAGGCTGGCATCCACATCGACCAGGCGTCGCTTGAGGCTGAGATTCAGAAGAGCGAAGCGGCGGACAGACAGAAAGCGCAGGAAGCCGCAGCGCTGAAACAAGCTCCCGGTGGCTCAGGATCACCGGCTGCAGGATCAGGACAAACAGGAGGCACGTGATGGACGATGAAGGAGCAATCGTTATCGACGAAGGCGCAGGTGGGGGAGATGAAGGCGGCGTCGGCGGCGGTGAAGAAGAGTTACACGATCAAGGCGGCGACGAAGGTGGGGACGCTGGCGGCGGTGAACGCGAAGGCGGCGAAGAGGAAGAGCATGGAGAACGCCGCGAGGAAGACACCGAAGGCGATCGGCGCAGGCTCCCGCTAGACGTTCGCAAGGCCGTCCGCGAGATCACGTCGAAAGACCCGGACTTCGCCAAGCGCTTCCCGAAATTTGAGAAGGAAATCACCGGCGCGCTGTTCACCCGTCAAAAAGTGAACGAGATGGGCGGGCTGCAGAACATCGCGAGCACGCTTGAAACCATCGAAGCGCACGGCGGCATCGAAGGCATCGCGCAGATGGCCGAAGACCTCGAGGCCGCGAATCAGCTTGAGCACGGACTCGAGCGCGGCGATCCGGCGACGATTCAGGGATGGTCGAAAGACTTCCCTGATGGCTTCAAGCGTTCCATCGTGCCGATGCTGGACACGCTCGAAAAGCTCGACGAAGAACGCTTCGAGCACGTTTCGAGTTACGTGCTCACGAAAACGCTCGAACGCTTCGGCGTATTCGGCGCGATGAGTCAACTCGGCAAGGCGCTCGAAGCCAAGAAGCCCGAGGATGCTGTCGAGGCGTTCAACGCCGTCGCGAAGTTTCTAGGCGATGCGAAGCGGCTCGGCGCCAACGCCAAGACCGATCCATACGCTTCGCGCTCGCACGAACTCGATGAACGCGAGCAATCGATCGAGGCGAAGAACCTCGAGACGTTCAAGAGCGGCGTGCGCGTCGATGTCAACACGCAGGTCACGAATGAAACCAATCGGCTCCTGCGCGACGAACTGCGCGCGATGAAAGTGTTCAAGGTGCCGAGCGGCACGGCGAATCGCATGCGCGGCGAAATCAACCGCGAATTGAAGCGCCTTGTGGCCGCCGACCCGAATTACTCCCGGCAATATGAAGGCGTGATGAAATCCGGGGACCGTGCGCGGGCCGTCTCGTTTGTCACCAAGACCGCCAACAAATATCTGCCGCGGGCCATCAAGCAGGTCGTGAAGGACTTCGGCTTGCGCCCGACCGGACGGCCTGCCGGCGGCGGTGGCGCGCGCCGTGATGCTGGCGGCAATAACCGCGGCGGCGAGGAGCGCACGCAGGTTACGAATGGCTATCCGAAGAGTTCTGATGTAGACTTCCGCCGCACAGAGATGGCTACGTTCTTGGCGAGCCGCAACGGGCACGGCGAGGCGTGGCTCAAGAACGGCAAGAAAGCGAAATGGTGAATCAGGATGGACATCGAAAACATTTTCACGTATCACAAGCCGACCGCCGAGCAGCTTCCGAAATATGAGGCGATTCGCGCGAAGGCGAAAGAACTGGCGAACGTGATTGTCGCCAACACGCCAGCATGCGCAGACCAAACGGCTGCGATTCGACTCCTGCGTGAAGCGGTGATGACTGCGAACGCTTCAATCGCGCTTGACGGCAAACTCTGATTTGTTGTTCCACGTGAAACATTTTCTTCGTTCCGACCACAACGCGCGACGATGGGTACGTCGTTAAACAACCTTACGCGTTGACCGCGAACGAGATGCAGTAAGTCATCTACGGATGACCGCTATTCCCACCATCACACGGCAGAGGCGAAGCCGGCGGACAGGACCGCAAAACCGCACGGAATAAGCTCACACAAGGGGGCAGCCTATGGCTGCACTCACCGAAAGTAGCGTCCAAGCCGTCGAGCTTGAGGAAGTCAGGGAAGAAATCCCCGATTTGATGCTCACCGAGGATACCTTCCTGACCCGAATCAAGAAAGCCGATCGCGTGATCCCGATGTCCACGTCGACAGGCGGCGGTGCGGGCTCTACCTTCGACCCAACGGGCCGACCTTCGCTGCGCATTCCGATGCGCGTGCAAGCCGGCTCGACGCACCAGCAATTCTCTGCCGATGGCGCCGACATGGGCCGCGGCACCGGGTCGCTGTATGCGGCGCAATTCCTTACGCCCGTCTCTTTCTCGGAAGCGTGCGAAATCACGGCGCAAGCCATGTGGAGCACGGAGAATAAGAAAAAGGCGCGCGTGCAGGTGAAGGCCAGCGAATTCACCCACACCCTCGAACAGTTCAAGTCGAACCTCGACGCGGACATTCAAGGGGATGGCACTGGCATCCTCGCGACGGTGACGACACCGAGCTCTGGCAGCGGTCCCGCCGGTCCCTCGTTCAGCAACATCATCGTCAACATCGCAAACACCCTTTTCGACAATCAGATGGTGCAGGTATATCCGTCGGTCGGGGGCGTCTCTCGCGGGACGTTCCAGATCAGCTACGTCGATGGCGTGATCAACACGATCTATTCGGCGAACGCGCTTCCGGCGGGCACGACCACCGGCGATCTGCTTGTCGTGAACGGAGCACCCGGCACGGCGGGCGGCTCAGTGATGGGCATCCGCGCCTATCAAGTCAATGGGAATGCTGGAACTCTCAACGGCTTGGCGCGCTCAAACTATCCCGGTCGTCTCTCGACTCCCACTGTCAACCTCAACGGCGCCGCAATCACGCAGGCAATCGGTCGCTTGCTGCTCTCGAAAGTGGCTCTCGCTCTCGGCCTTGAATCTCCCGCTCTGGCCGATCCCATCTGGTACTGCAACGTCGATCAGGCTGCAGCGATCGAGAATCTTGCGGTGCAGGTGGCGATCACCAATCAGCAGGAAATCAAGGGCGATTCGTCCCAGGACATGATAAAGAAATACACGCCCGCGACGTTCTGCGGGTATGACATCGTGAAAAGCGTGCATGCGCTTCCTGGGCGCGTGGACCTGCTTTGCCTCAAATATTGGGGCATTGGGGAACTCAAAGCCTCGGACCTCTACGACGTGAACGGGCAGACCATCTTCCCGGTCATCGGCGGGTCCGGTGGCATTGCGGCCGCGACGGTGTTCTACTTCGTCACGAGCTTCAACATCTTCAATTCGAATGTGAGAGCAGGAGCCTACATCTCCAATGCTCAAATTCCGTCGGGGTATTATTCCTGATAGAATGGAACTTCCCCGGAGATTGATCGTCTTCGGGCTAATGAGTGGGGCGGGTTGCCACAGACTTCCTGCCCTTCTCTCTCTTTCTGTGGAGGAGAACATGACCGGAGCACAACGAAGCCGCAAGTGGTATTACGCGAATCTCGAAAAGGCCAGAGAAAGAGCCAAACTTTTAGCACGCAGGCTGCGAGCAGAGAATCCAGAAAAATATCGGAAGATTGGGACTGCGAGTTGGCGGAAGCGCACGGAATTCAACCGCGCTTTGGTTGCCGACTACAAGCGCATTCTGCATTGCGCTGACTGCGGGGAGTCCGACCCAGTGGTGATTGACTTCCATCACAAAGACCCAAGCACAAAACTTTTCCGCATCGGGATTGCGGCGTATCGGAAAGGTCCAGAGGAGATCATCTTGGAGATTCTCAAGTGCATCGCTCTCTGCGCCAACTGTCACCGCCGTAGGCATTACAGTTAGTTCAGGAGAATCAGGATGCCAGATTACACTCAGGACATTGATGCGATGTTGAAAGAAGGAATCGCGGCAGGTCGCGGTCCCGCAATCTCCCGCTACGTCCCCCTCGCAAACTTCGTGCTAGTCCAACGCATCAACGAAGCTGCGGACATGAGCGCGGGCGGCATGATTATCCCCGACATCGCGAAAACGCAGTCGAACAAGGGTCGCGTCATCGCGGTCGGCGAAGGGCGCATCATCGGCGGAAGAATCGAGCCGATTCCGCTCGCGGCTGGCGACATCGTGCTGTTCAGCAAATGGGGCGCGGAAGAAGTCACGCTCGACGGCGAGGAATATCTCTTGCTGCGGTACGACGAAATCAAGTTGAAAGAGCGGCTGGTGCTCGGATGAGCGGCGAAGAAACTCCCAAGACGACCCCTAGCGAGGATTTGAAATCTATCGATGAAATCCTCAAATCAGATGGCGGCGAACTCGGTCGCGGATGGGTAACGACCTATGAAGGCGTGCCCCTGAGAAAAGGGACGCCCATCTCGCGCGTGATTTACCTACTCGCACAACTGGCGCAAGTGAACGACGGGCGCAAGGTCGAGGTCGCCATCGTTGAGCACGAAACACTTCTCTTTGCTGTTCGGCGAAGGGAAGAATGAGCGGCTGGTATCTCGGCGAACAAGAGCGTCGCCAATGCCCGCCTGAATATCAGGAGCACATCAACGCCATCGGCGGCTTCAACCGCTTCGGCGAGCCAAACTTCCTGATGGTTTGGGGGCAGACGCAAACCCAGGCCATCTACGGCCAGATGGAAGGCGGCACGCGCGGCCGTCACGACATCCTGCAATTCGGCGGCATTCCGGCGTGGCACATCATGGAATGGAAGCCGCCTGAAACTTTCGGCACGCCGTTCTCATGGTACGGGATGACTTGGGACGAGGAGGCGCAGGTTCAC